CGCCGGAATGCCGCTGGCTTGGTGCCGGGCTCTAGCCTGGTGCTTGATAACCGCTATGGCGACGGACCAGCCATTCAAAACTTCGGCACAAAAGTCAGCCAGGCGATGGATTCTTATGTGAGCTTGGGCGAGGACTTTGCCGAAGACGGACAGATTGACGCTGAAACTGTCGCCAATTTTGCGCGCAGAAATATGGGCGCCATTGGTTTTGGGGTTGGGGCGCCGGGCACGGTTCAGGTTGACCAGGTGCTTCGCACCCTCACCGAGGACGACGACCCGACCATCCTTGAGGCGCTGATTACCGGTCCCGACGACGACAACTAACCCGTGACGTAAAAACAACGCTGTGCTATAAGAGCAACACCTATTCATGAGGTCCCTGAATGACAGTCGCATCTGCTGCCAACAAAGTCACCCAGAACGGTAACGGCGCAACAACGTCGTGGCCGTTCTCGTTTCGCATCTTTGATTCGAGTGACCTTGAGATTTACAAGACCGACGCATCCGGCGTGCAAACAGAAATCACGTCGAACTTTTCGGTTGTTGTAAACGGGGAGAGTGGCGGCACCGTCACTTATCCTAACACTGGCTCGCCTCTCGCCTCGGGTGAGAAGATTACCATTATTCGTGTGACTGTTCGCGCTCAAAGCGTTGACTTCACGTCACAGGGTGCGTTCCTGCCGCAAAACCACGAGGACGCGGACGACCGCGCCATGATGATTTTGCAAGAGCTGGACGAGAAGATTGACCGCGCGTTCAAGCTTCCGACGTCAGACACGTCCAACACTGCAACGGAGCTGACCACGGATGTTGCCGGGTCTGCTGGTGGTGTACTTTATATTCAGGCGGGCGTTCTGAAGCTGTCCGAGGCGGCGAACATCGACAACTTAGAGACGCTTGCGGGCATCTCTGGTGACATCACCACGGTTGCTGCGAACGACGCCAACATCACCACGGTTGCCGCCGACCTGACCGGCGCCGACACGATTGGCACTGTTGCGGCCTCGATCGCAAACGTAAACAGCGTCGGCGGCAACATTTCAAACGTGATTGCGGTTGACGGCAACGCGGCCAACATCAACGCCGCGGTCGCGAACGCGACCAACATCAACACGGTTGCGGGCATTTCGACGAATGTCACCACCGTGGCGGGCATCTCTGCTGATGTCGCGGCTGTTGCGGCTGACGCTGCGGACATTGGCGTAGTGTCCTCGAACATCGCGGACATCAACACGGTTGCGGGCATTTCGGCGAACGTTGCCACCGTGGCGGGCGACGCCGCGGCGATCAACACGGTTGCCACCGATCTGACGGGCGATGACGATATCGGTACGGTTGCTGCGAGCATCTCAAACGTAGATGCTGTAGGCTCTAATATCACGGACATCACGAACGCGGCTAGCCAGGCCGCGGCGGGCGTACAGCGCAACACCTACACGGGCGACAACTCAACTGCGACGTTCACCCTCCCGTCTGCCCCGTGGGCGGACGCTGTGGTTTTTGCGTACTTGGACGGCCTCATGCAGGACGACTCCGAGTGGTCCGTGGCTGGTGACAATATCACTTTTAACACAGCGCCGGGCACAGGCGTGAATATTGAACTGGTGGTGTTGACGGCTGGGACTGTCACGGCTGCGCAAGCGAATGCGTCTAACGCGGCTATCTCTGCGGCAGAAGCGGCTGCGAGCGCGGCCAGCGCTGCGGCCGCTGCCAACGAGGTGGGCCAGGTTAGTGATTATACCGCACTCAAGGCATTGGCGGCGGGTGGGCTTGGGGTTGTTAGCGTTAAAGCCGCCGCTCGGGGCGGAATGTTTACTTGGCGCTCTGGCGACCAATCGGCAAACATCACAGCAGACCCCTCAGAAGGCATCTACGTCCCGCCGTCGTCGGACGTAACCGGGGCGTCCGGCGCCTGGGCTCGCAACGTGGCTGATGGGCGATACAACGGCAAATGGTTTGGCATCGTGGCGGACGGGTCTACGGACATTGCTGCCAAACTCCAAGACGCCATCGACCTCGCAGACACCAACTCGATCGGGGCTGTCTTCCTTCCCCGCGATGCCAACGCTTACGCATGGAACGCCCAAGTTACGGGAGCAGAAGGTGTGGCCATTGAGCTATACGGTGACTACCTGATGGGCACCGCTGCCAACACCCCGGCCTACTTTGTTTCCGGTTCTGAGGGGAGTGCAGTATCGGTCACTGCGACTGCAACCAAAGGCGACACGTCAGTAACCGTCGGGGCTGGAGACGAGAGCGGGTTCACCGCGGGGGGTTGGGCTCGCATCTACGCCACAGACGTAATCGACAGCCAACGCACGTCCACGAAGGTAGCAGAGCTAGTCCGAGTTGAGTCAACCTCCTCGGGCTCAATTGTCTTGGATCAATCGCTGGAGTTTACCTACGCAACGTCTCCAAGCATCGTGCCCGTGACCCTTGTGCAAAGCCCTGTTTTGAGGGGCGACTTTAAGGTATATGCAACCGGGGCCGCTGATAACGATCTTTATTTCTGCCGATTTTTGCTGTGTGAGTCGGTTTATTGTTCGGGGTTCGACGCAGAACGTATTGACGACAGAGCCGTCGGAGTTGAGGATTGTGCTGGCGCTCTGATCGAAAACTGGACGTGCAAGAACACCGAAACATCCAGCACCGGCTACGGCGTGTCCATCATCGGTTGCTCCAAAGGTGTCCGCATCTTCAACTGGGAAGCCTCTGACGTCCGCCACGCCATCAGCACCAACAACAGCTCGGGCCGAGGTGGCGCCCCGGAAGTGCGTGCCGGCTTTGGTGACATCTTCGGCTCACCCCTGACGAACCCCGGTGGTGTGGCCACTTCGCCCCTTGACACACATGCTGCTTGTACGTCTGTCCACTACCACGACATCACGATCTACGGATCGTCTGGTGACGCTGTGAACATCGAAGCGGCTAACGTCATCTGCGAACGGTTGAAGGTTATCGGATCAGGCGCAGCCGGCATTCGGGTGCTTCATTACTCGGACCAGCCGGGTCACTTTACGTTCCGTGACATCGAGGTCAACGGGGCAGCCGAGGAGGCTCTATCTGTCCGCCCTGTGTCAGGTGCGGGAACCCTCCACCGCGTCCACATCGACGGGTTTAAGGCGTTTAACTGTAACGGATCCGGTCAAAACCTCTTTGAAATCGGCTTTATCGCAGCTAACCCCATCGAAGAAGTTGTGATAAAGAACGTGTTCATTTCCGACTGTGCTAACGTTACAGGGCAAGCTCTATATATCGATGAAGTTTCTCGCGTCTCCATCGACAATATTCGCATTGACGAGTACGACAACACCGGCCTCCGCCTCCGGGATATCGATTACTGCGATGTGAACGGTTACGTCTTTTCGGCAGGTAGCGGTAGCTGTGAGGGTATGTACCTCGACGATAACCTGGATAACTTCTACCTTCGCAACTCCCTCATTGACGGCAGGTCTCTCGGTGGCGCTGACGGCATTCTGGTTGACAGCCTAGTCCAGCTTGCCGTTATTGAGCCTTCTGTCATTTTCTTGAACAACACCGCTGACATTACCGGATCATCGTCAATTCCGATCCGGGGTTATGTGGACAAAGACGGGGACCAAGTCTTGGGCGAGCGTGGCGCGGCTGTGTCTAACACGACGATCACCTTTACCGCGAACGACCCATCCATCACGCCTGACGATGCGGTTACTATCGCAGATGGTGCCGCCCCGACCGGCTCAGAACTGCTGGAGCTGTGCATCGAGCTAAAGAATCAGATTGAGACGCTGAAGGCACGCCTCGACGACACGGGTCACGGTCTTATTGCGTCATGATTTACGAAGCCGCCCACTACTCTGATTGCCCTGATTGGCCACTCCGCCACTTCACAACTAAGGAGGTGGCGGATAGCCGCTCGGGCGAGGTCAAGCTCTGGGTCCTGTTTGGCCTCAAGATGGACGAGCTGCGGGACCTCCACGGTCAACCAATTCACATCGCGTCGTGGTATCGCACACGCGAGCACGACCAGTCTATAGGCGGTAAGGGCAACCACTCGGGCGGGTGGGCTGCGGACATTCGATCGCGCTACATGCACAAGCTGCTGCGCGACATCAGTGCTATGAACTTTCAAGGTGTAGGTGTGGCCAAAAGCTTCATCCATGTGGACGACAACGAAGATTACATTCAACAAGGGAAGCGCCCCGCTCTTTGGACCTATGGCTGAGTATTTTCAAGGTAAAGACAACGACGACGTTTTGGCTCAGATTGCGAGCGACATGCGCGACATGCGCGATCGCGTGATAAAGATCGAAACGAAAATGGAATCAGCAGCCAAGATCGAGCCAACGGTTAGCGACTTGGGGCAGCGCGTTGCAGTGCTTGAGGATCGCGACGACAACGCCAGCGATGCTCCGGCACGCTGGGGCGCCCTGGTTGGCATTGCAGTCGGCGCGGTGGCGCTCCTTGATCGCGCATGGGGCGGGCAATAATGAGCGGCCTACCGAAGCGCACGAGCTGGAAGATCCGCCGCCGGGTGATGTTCTCGGTAATCGCTTTTTTTATGGCTGTAATTTCTTTGGTGCTTTGGAAGGGGTTGGACACGTCCCCGGCCGAAGCCGCTGTGACAATGAGCATCGCAGGGATTATGTCTATCGTGGCTTCGTATGTATTTGGAGCGGTGTGGGATGATCGGTCTCGGTCTGAATAAATGGCTGGTCCTGGGCGGGTTGACTGCCGTCCTCGCGTCTACTGGCGCCGCCTACATCAAAGGCCGCGTTGACGGGCGGGTGTCCAAGGAGACGGAGCACAAGGCCGCTATTTCAGAGTTGGCCGTTCAGCATGCCGAGGAGCTGCAGGCCCAAGCTCTAGCCAATGCGGAGCAAGGCGCCGAGGTTCGAGAGGTGGTGCGGTACATCGAGCGGGACACAGAGGATATACGAGATGAATTGGCCGAGACTGACGATCCTGTCTGCCTTGTTGGCGACGACACTCAGCGCTTGCTCGACCGCGCGCTCGCTGGTCCCGATGGGCTCTACGATCGCGCCGCCAGACAGCGCGCTGACGACGCGGGCTGAACCGCTGGCGTGCAAGCCGCTGACTGATAGCGCCGCTGTAGAGGACTGTCTCGTTGTGGTCGGCGGTCAGTATCACGAGCTGGCCGCGCGCCACAACGAGTTGGTCGATTGGGTTGAAGGTGTGGTCAGCGAGGATTAGCGCGTTCTCCGCTCAATCTCTCGGTCGATATACCACCTCGCCTTCTCAAGATCCTCGATCGCTTTACCCTTTAGGTCCGCACGCCAAATGTATTTGATTGCGTTGCCTAAGCAGAAGTCCATGTGCTCGATAATGTCGATGCACTCAACGCCGCTCGGATGCTTGTTGTAGTGTGGTGGGTGGTCTACTGGGGTGCTCATGCTACCTCTCTTTCGCCGAACTCGGCGGCTGTTACTCTTTTGTACTTCCCGTCCGGCTCGATCCTGATGCGCGTCGGGTTTCTCAATTCGCCCTTCCGCTCCAGCGCCTCGGCCACCGTGCTCGGCGCGGGGTGGCCCGCTCGTTTAAGCCACCACTGGCAAGCCTTCTGTCGCGCGTACCCTGAGTGATCGAAGCAAATCCATTCTGTATGCGCGACCAGGCCGCAGACATACGTTACCTTTAGGCTGCTGGGCTTGCCGGGCTTTGTGTGCAGTCCGTACATCACACTTGTTACGTCGACCCATTCGGCCTTGAGCTGGTTCGATAGCACGGCCGCGGTGCCCGCTTGCTTGGTGATCTTCAGCTCTGGCTCGGGAAACTCGTGGCCGCAGTCGCCGCACTCCCGCACGCCCGCATAGCAGATGGCCGCGCACTCGGGGCACACCTTGACCGGCGCCTCGCCCTCCTCCGCGCTATCGCGCGGGCGCTTGACCTTAATCCGGTCGATCGGACCATGACGTGAGAAGTTCTCGGCGAAGTCCAAGACGAGGCAGTTTTCCTTGCCGGGGGATAGGCGCGTGCCGCGCCCGACCATTTGGATAAGCAAGCCTGGGGATTTGGTTGGGCGCAGCAAAGCGAGCAGGTCTGTGTGCGGCGCGTCAAACCCGGTGGTGAGAACGTCGCGATTGGTCAGGCATTGAATGCGGCCCGCTTTGAAGTCACGCAAGATACGCTCTCGCTCTCCCTTTGGCGTGTCACCCGTGATCGCCTCGCAAGAAATACCGTGTGCTCGGATCGCATCGCGGACATGGTGCGCGTGCTCAACGCCTGCGCAAAAGACAAGCCAGCCTTTGCGGCTCTTGCCGTGCTCGATAATCTCGGACACTGCAGCTTGCGTGGTTTCGTCAACGTCGACGGCCTTCTCTAGCTGCCCTGGGATGAACTCGCCGCCGCGCGTGCCGACGCCCGCCACGTCCAGCTTCGTGTTCGTCGCTTTGGGCAGCGGCTCGCTCAACCAGCCATCTTCGATGGCCTCGCGGATCGTCATCTCATAGCACACCTCGTCGAACAGCGCGTCCTTGCCCGAGGTGAGCATGCCGCTGTCCATGCGAAACGGCGTTGCTGTAAAGCCAATGATCTTGACGTGCGGGCTGTGTAGGCGAACGTTGGCGAGAAAGCGACCGTACATCGTGTCTGACTTGCGCGGTATGAGGTGGCACTCGTCCACAACGATCAAGTCAACGCGGCCCATATTTAGCGCATGCCGGTGGATGGACTGAATACCGGCAAACACGATCTGTGCGTCTAGGTCACGCTTGCCAAGCCCGGCGCTGTAGATCCCGGCCGGGGCCTCCGGCCATAGGGAAATGAGCTTGCTAAAGTTCTGCTCGATCAGCTCCTTGACGTGGGTTAGCATCACCACCCGCGTGCCGGGGTATTGCTTGCACGCACCGCGCACGAACTCACCGATACACACGCTCTTGCCCGTGCCGGTCGGCAGCGCGACTAGGGGGTTTCCCTTCGCGCGGCCGAAGTACGAATAGATCGCGTCGATTGATTCTTGCTGGTAGGGACGCAGTTGCATCACGGCATCACCTGCATAGCAGCTTCTATAAATGACTGCGCGGTGTACGCATCTATCGCGTTTCCGTAGGCGCGCAATCGTCCCACTCTTGTGGCAAACCCATCATCTGACGGGCGAATGATGGGTTTGACGATACCGTCGTGCTCTCGCTCAGGGTCTTCGAAGATCTTGCGCACAACCTCCGGGCGAGCCGCCCACCCTTGTCGCATTTGGCGAGGACCGAAGGTCTTGCGCAGTCTTTTGGTTCGCTGGCCACGGGCGTCGGCAGTGTGAGCGGCCCAGTAGACGCGTTGTCTAATGTGCGCAGCGCCGAAGCCCGCAGCGCATAAATCGAGCGACCCAATGGCGTATCCCGTTTTTTCCATGTCAGCTTGAACAACATCGAGCCATCCAAGGCCGTCTTTGCTTGCAACTTGCTCGCCAAAGATGCGGCTAGGTTCGCAGACTCTAATGAGGTGGTGCCAGTGCGGCCACAAGTGCCGCTCGTCAGCAATCCCGCCTCCTTTGCCTGCCGCGGAGAAAGGCTGGCAAGGACAGGATCCAGTCCACGCTTCTTGGTTGTCCGGCCACCCTGCGCATCGCATTGCATACGCCCACACGCCGATACCGGCGAAGAAGTGGCATTGATCAAATCCCACAAGGTCGTCTGGATGGACATCTTCGATACTCCGTTCGTCTACTTCTCCAGCGGGGATGTGTCCCGCCTCGATTAAGTTCCTAAGCCATTGAGCGGCATATGGCTCGACCTCATTGTAATAAGCTGTCATCCGTCTTTCTGTTCTTCCGTGTTGTGCGCGATGTCGTCGGGGCCTTTCATCATGTGGCCTTCTTCGTTGGCCAGTCTCGCCTTGCTCCAGCCCGTGACACCTCGCTCGCGCGCCCACCACCAGGCGTAGCCGATCACGGCCTCGACGCTAATCTCGCCTTCCCGCTGTTTGCGCAGGTCGTTGGCGCACTGCTGCAGATAACGCGGTCCCATTGGGAGTTGTTTCGTTCCGTCTTTGGTCATTCCGCGACCGTCCTTTCTGATTTGATTTCACCGTTAAACAACCTTTGGCACTGCGCAATCGCGGTTTTTTTGTCGTCGTGCTGTTGATCGGACACGTCTTGCCACAATTGAAATCCAGAGACTCCGATCCTCTTTGACTGCGAGACGTAATACGACCTGCCCGAGTTGTGGGTTCTTTCAACCACGCGATATTGTCCGTCCCATTTTTTTTCGCGGAAAAAAGGTATGGACTTCCATAAAATGTTGGGGGTTGGCGTCATCTTTATCCTCGATCCGTCCAGTTCTCGTAAACTATATTGTCGCCGTCGACGTCCGTGGGCTCACCCATGTTCGTCAAGGCAGGGATAAAACGATGGCACTCCAGCCGCTCGCGGCCGTCGCCCATCTCGTTGCCTTTCGCACAGGACCACTCGCCGTGGCCGTGCATCTCCGGGGTGCTGTGCAAGCACGTACGGCAATTCCGCTCGGGCAAGTTGGTGTCGTGGCATACGCCGTAATAGTCACACCACTTGCACTCGTACCAGGTTTTGTCGCCGATACGCTCGGGCGGGTTCTGCGCCTCGATAATCCGGCGCGCCTTTTCTAGCAACCGGATGGCTGCTGCAGGGTCGTGCTTCACACGCTCCGTGTAAATCTCGTCGTCGTTCTTATTGACGGCCATATAGAAGGCGCGGGTCATTCCAGTCAGGTGCATGTAGACCTGCATTTGCGCGAAGTGCTCGGGCTTCGCCGACTGCACGCCGTCCTTCTTGAGCTTCTGAAACGGCTTGTCGCCGCTCGTCTTGAACTCCAGCACATGCCAAGTCTGGGGTGCCTCGTGAACGCCGAGCGCGCACCCGTCCATGCTGCCGCCGAAGTGCCCGCCGACCTCGCTGACACGAAACTGGTTGCCCGTGTCACGGTCGACGACATGAACCTCAACTCCGACGTCGCGCAGGTCGTTGACCAGGCGCGGCTCCTCGTCGTGGCCGCGGCGAAACAGCTTTAGCAAGCGACCGTCGTGGTGCTGCGTGCGTGCCCACCGAAACGTGTACCAGAGCTGACGCGAGCACGAGCGCCCGATGATGGACGCCCCAAGGTGCGATCGGCGCGAATCCTCTTGCGTGGTTTCGTAGTGCCGATAGATCGCGTCCCGCGTGGCCTGGTTGGATATGGGGAGAGTTACCATGCGATCCTCAAAAAATAAGCCGGGGGAGGGGAAGGAGCAAACCCTCCCCCGGCCGCCCTCAAGCGACTATCGCTGCCAAGGGGCGGAAGCGGTAGCGGCCTGGGTCTGCGTCGGTGCGGCGGCTTGAGGGGCAGGCGCCACACCACTTGCATTCGCGGGCTTGTAGGTCTTCACGCCGTTGCTCGGGCCGTATGCGCCCTGCCCCGGCTCGACCTTACCCGGCTCGACCTTAATCACGGCGACCATCAGGCGGCCGTGAAGTTGCTCGCTGTCCTGCACCGACATCTGGCCGGTCGCATGACAAATGGCTGACAGCGATCGCTGCGCAATCTCAACAGCTTTCGGGTTCGGGTTGATAAGGTTCAGGCGATCCCAAACCTTGCGGCTCGATCCGTCCTGCAGGTCCATCTCCAGTTCGAGGTACTGGCCCGTGCCTGCCTTGGTCGGCTTCATTTCCGACTTCACAATCATCACCGGGTACTCACCTGCCGGGATCAGCTCAAAGCCTTCGCCCGCCGGATCGTGCTGGGTCGCGTCAAAAGTTTGTCCAAGTTGTGCCATTATGCGGCCTCCGTCGTATCTTGGTTATAAAAGCGAATGTGTTGTGCGAACGCCTGCCAGTCCATCGGGATCTCGTCCGGCATGGGAGTGCGGCGCTTTGCCATGTATGCGGGCTTCTCCTGCGTGCACAGGATGCGCTCACCGGAACCAACAGCCCGCGTCTTCTCGTTGAAGCCCTGGCCGTCTTTGGTCGTGCCGACGCGGTAGTTGGCGAACAAGAGATAGTCGCAGTTCTCTCGCAAGAGGGCAGATGCCCGCTTGTGGAGCTTGACCACATGGCGATCGTAGGCTTCCCGCTCCGGGTCGTTGTATGCCTTGACCTCGTTGTGGGCCAACTGAATGACCGTCATGTCCTTTTCGTCGCGCAGGTAGTTCAGCGCTGCGGTGTAGTCGAGCCACGCACTGTCTGCCTCGATGTAGCCCTTGCCGTAGCCAGGATCTTCGATCGACTTCCAGTTGTTCGTCTCGGCCGTGAACTTCCACACGAGCGATTCAAGCCAGTCCACCGAGTCAACCACGACTGTCTGGTATGGGTGGTCGCCAGTGGCAAGCGCCGTGAGCGCTTCCATTACGTCGGTAAAGGACTGAGCCAGCGGAAATGCCGGAACGTCTAGGTCGCCAAGCCCGTCCTCGGTGCGGATAAAGATCGGTGATGGGGCGCACGATGCGAACGTGGTCTTGCCTACGCCCTCCACGCCGTAGAGTAGGACGCGCGGCGGCTTTGCTTCGCCGCCCTGCTTGATGCTTTCAAGTGAGATGGCCATTATTCGGCTTCCTTCTGCTCGATGGTGATCGAAGTCGTGCCTGGCGCTACAGTGCGAGCGGGGTCAAACAACTTCTTGATGGGTGTCGGCCAGGCGCCATACTTGCGCTCTGAAACCGAGGCTTTCATGTCGATGTACTCGGACGGATCTTCTTGCCACTCGTTTTCGAGAGTGGCCCACGCCTCGTTCAAGATGCCTGGGTCCCACGTTACCTTTTTGGTCGTGGAGATTTTGACAACGGCCTCGCCGTCCTCAAACTTGTCCGTGCCGGTGGTGTGGTCACTGAGCTGCACCGCGTACTTCTGCTCGACGGCGCTCTTGAGTTTTTTCTTGAGAGCTTCGGTGGACTTGCGTTGTGCGTCGCACTCCTCCAGCAGCATACCCAGCTCAAGGGCGCTCAGTGATACCAGGTCGCCATAACTCTTGTCGGCGATGTCGGAAAGGGTCAGTCGGTTACTCATCAGGTTGCTCCTTCTTGATGACTTGCACTCAACATAATGATCTGAAATCAATATGGCAAGCACAAAAATCACACATTGATGAGTTTTGCCCTATCTACCTGAATTCCTTCTGCTTCTGCGCACTCGATGATGGCTTTATGCCAGTCTGACGGGATGCGTCCGTCCGATCCCTTGCGGTCGCGTGGGTACGTCCAGCGGTAAATGGCTGACGGGTTGATTCGATACCCGTTTTTCTCAAACGCGCTCGCCATTTTGTACGGCGACCCGAAAAGATTGATTGCATATTCTGCGGCTGTCACAGTCTTGACTCCGAAATTGTCAACAAGTTGACGATCTATAGCGCGTATTGACATTGATTGCAAGGCAACACGCGGTTGCCTTGCTGTTCGGCGTCAGACTTCGTAGACGGTTCTGATCGGCTTGGACGTCTTGACGTTTGGCATGGCCTGCAGCTGGTCCCAGATGCGCTCGATCGGCACGCGCAGGACGTCTTCTTGGCCGTACTTGCGGTTTCGTATGGCGCACGACATAGCTTGCTTGGATCGCCAACCTGCCTCGTGGTGGTGCTTGTCGTTGGCGGCGAGGTTGTTCCAGCTCTCGACCTGAATTAGCGCGTATTCCTTGAACGAGAACCCGTGGTGAACGTGGCCGGTGTCAAGGTAAAGGTGCCGGCACTCTTTCAGGAAGTCGCGATAGTCCGTGAGCGCCACGTCGGTCAATTTCTTACCGCTGGCCTTGTCGCTGTGGTGGGTGATGACGAACGTGTTGCCCATCTTGTACGGGACAAAAACGCCTTGGTTGTCCAGGGCATGAACACGGCCGGTGTGCCCGTATGCCACGTCGATCAGCTCGCGCATCCAGATGTCATTCGTGCGGGAGTGATTGCCCTGGTTCGGGATGTAGTCGACGAACTCGTACTTGGTGAGCGCGGCCTGTATAAACCCACGGACCACGGCGCTGACGACGCTAATCATCTTGGGGAAGCGCCCGTCTGCGTCTAGCCGGTGGCCTGAATGCTCGGTTTCGCTTTTGAAGTTTTCGTAATGCGTGAAGTCGCCCAGGTCGTTGATGACGCAACGCTTGGACTTCGGTGCTTTGTCCATCAGATGCATAAATGCCGCGGTGATTTCACGCGCGGCAATATCCAAGTCAAAGTTTTGGCCGACCTCTTTGTAATAAGCCAGCATGCCGAGGTGCGCGTCACCGATCTGGAACCACGGGATGTCCTCGTCATTGCTTGTCGAGCCTTCCCACTTGTTCACGTCGAGCGGGGCGTAGCTGTCTCGGAAGAACGTCTCCGCAAATTCCTGCTGCATCTGCTCGTACAGCATGCGGTCCACGTCGGTCTTGATCCACTGACCGTCTTTGTACGTGGACGTTCCTTTGAGGCGCAGGGGGCGCGGGATGCCATTCGGGTCGGCGAAGTGTGGGCCTTGAGCGCACATTGTCGCCCGTGTGGTGAGCCTTTCCACCGATCGCCGCACCGCGCTCTCGTCGCATTTCAGCTCGCGGGCGGCCCCTGCCCATGTGCCGTGCTTGATGTAGGCGTTGAGTTTCTGCTCTTGCTGGTCCGTCGCGCAGTGGATGCGCAGATATTCTAGGGGGTGTGTCATTCGTTGACCTCATAACAACGCTATGCGCAAAGAAAAAACTTCTGCGCTTTGCGGCCTTTACCTTCTCCATCGACCGCGACGCGAATGCGCTCCTGGTCGTACTCAAGTTCCTTCAGTGCGTCGTTCCTCCGTCGTGTCGACATAGCTTTGGTCGCGCGGGAAATCTCCGTGCGCGTCATACCGCTGGGGTGTTTGGTGAGTAGGTCGAGAATGACATTGCAGTCCTGCTCGGCTTGGCTGTCGGCCATCTTGCGGTTTGCGATATGGCTCATGTACCTGATCGACCATTGAACTAGCGCTTCGCCAAAGCTCACATCGTCGTGCTCCAGAACGGGAGATAAGGGATTGCGTGCAACGGCCGATATCATCGCGATCTTAATAACATTTTCTCGCATTCGCATCCAGAGCGCAGATGTTCCGTCCTCCCGGTGCTCGTAGGCGAGGTCATCTTCCTTGTCGCCCAGGTCGTGCATGCGCGCCTCGGTGTCGCCCCACTGCACAATGGCTGGCTCGGGGGCGGACGCCGGCATAACGCCTTGCAGATTGCCGCCCGTTTTGTTGGGGCGGTTGTCCATGAGAGCTGTCCACGCTGCGACCAGTGAGTCCGGGGGTGTGCCCGATGCAACGCTCCGGTTCCGCTGGGGTCTGTCGTTCTGCACGGGAGCAACAATGAAGCGGTTCCATTCGCCGGACGCGATCGAGGAGCGTGTCAGTGCTGCGGCGTATGTCTCCTCGGTGGCCGTGCCATAGATGCACAGGTGCGGCCGGTCGATGACGATTGGCTCGATCTTTTTGTCCGAGTATGTGCCGCCGTGATAGGTGGAGTTAGAAGACGAGTACAGCTCGGTAAGGATCTTGCTGACCTCGCGCATGTAGCCCGCTGCCTTCTCGTCGTTGATGGCTTTGAGAAGCATGCCAAACTCGTCGAGGTGCATGATCGACGCGGGGCGGTCCTGAATGCCGCGCAGCAAACCGGGGCCAGAGCGCACGCTGTCGCCTGCCAGCTTGTCGTGAAGCCCCGCCTTAACCAGCAGTTCCTTGATGCGTTTTCGTGACGTGTCCTTGCCACAACCAGTTGGCCCAAGCCCGACCATGTAGACATTGGTGCGCGTGTCCCACGGGCTTGCATAGTCGCGGCCGATCACAGAGCCCAGTGCGGCCAGGACGTTCATGAGGGCCAGTTCGGGCTGGGGCTTCATGGAGCTGGCCACGATCCAGCGCACGGTGTCGCCAATGATGCCGGGAATGTCGAGGCACTTGATCGGGAAATCAGGCAGTCCGCCGGTTTCGACGGTCAGGTCCTCGGTGCCGTAATAGTTGGCGTGGATCTTGTCGAGGAATGGTTGCGCGGGGTTGGGGCCGGTAGGCTCGGGCGGGCGCCAGCCCGCTTCCCAGGCCATGTGGTGAAGCGTTCCTGCAGTCACACCGCCGGTTTTGTCGAAGCCCTGCCAGCGCTTGACGCAATCTCCATCGCGATACTTTTGCCCGCCGCTTGACCAGCTGTCCCATGCGGTGACGTCGCAGCCTTCGGCATGCAGCGCCATACCCACGTTCACCCAGTCCTCGTATGGCATGTCGGGGTCGAGCGCTGAGAGCATGCTCTCAATCTCGTCGGGCGTGTTCGAGGGTGCTGGGCTTACCAGCCGAAGCGGCGCCTCTTTCTTGACCACCAAGTCGAGGAGCCAGCCGGGTGCCTCGGCGATCGGCTGATCGAGATTGTCAAATCGGTACTCAACGCCGGAGATGTGGGTCGATGGAGCGACCACAATGTATCCGCCGTGCCCGCGCACGTCGATGTTCGGGCCGAGCTTGCTGGTGGAGTTGGCGACCTTGCCTTCTGCTGGGTACTTGAACAGGAAGTGTCGGCCCTTGCCTGTCCGGTGGACCAATGTCGCGGGGAGCATGCCATGCTGCTGCTGCAGTTGGGTCAGGCTGTGTTCGCCTTCATGCCCGTCCACGTCCACCACGAAAATGCCTGAGTCTGCGCCCGTGGCCACGGCGACATTATTGCCGGGCCGGAACGTCATATTTATCAGGCGCTCGTCGGTGGTCGCGTTCTTGAGCCCGCCTGGCTGTGTTGGGTGTTTGCCGGGGGATCCGCAATCCAGCTCGCCGCACTGACAGGAACCGTCTTCCACACCAAAAATGGGGAACACCTTCCAACCGAACTTGCGGGCGTAGGTCAGTGCGTGGTTTTTGATGTCCATCAAAACGGGATGCTCCACTCGGTTACGACGCATTCGATAAATGTCAGCCATTCATCTTCGGTGAGTGACGACAAGTCAACCTTGCCGATGCTCTCTAGGTACTCGCCGCCTGCCTTCCCGGCGCGTTTGATGGCGGCTTGCTCCTCTGCTGTTTTGTCAATCATTAAGCACAAATCCTGTGACGTGTGGAGCGTTTCGCTCTTTCTGGTAAAGCGCAGCGTTGCGCATCACGGTGGTGTGGTGTGCCTTCATTACCTGCCCGACGCGCGTAATAGAGAACCCGGCTTTTAGGGCGTTGTACGCAAACCACTGTTTTGCGCTGCGCAGGCGGTGGTCTCTTTTCGTTTCTATGTCGAGCCAAGACACTCCAAACAGGGCGCAGCACTCATTTTTAAGCGCCACGATTTGGCCGACCTTGGGCGCTTCTTTGTTCATGCCCAAGACCGACGCAAGCAACCGCTTGAATGCCGGGCTGGCGGTGGCCGGGTCAATATCCGCGGCCGCCGCGACGGCTGCGTCGATCACCTGTTGGCGCTTGTCGGGGGCGAGGGTGGGTGCGTTGGTCATTTAACATCATCCTTCATTAGAATTTGGTACTCGGTAACTGCGCCGGTCTTGCGAGTATCTAAAAGCGTAGTGGTCTCGGTGCGTTCCAGCGCCACCCAGTCATAAAACTGCTGATTAAGGTAGAGGTGGCGCACTCCGGCCGTAGCCCCACGCCCTGTCCATCCTTCGGCGAGCGCCTGATGTCATGACCAGCATTGCAGCAGCAAAGTTAACCATCACTCTCCCTCCATCTGAGACTTGAGCCAATCGGACAGGGGGCCGTTCACAGTAGGCACAAACATGGGATCATACCCTTTCGGTGTCGGGAGCGGGATAGCATAAACTGCCTCATCACTCTCCGCCTTCTCGATCAGCTCACGGATGACTTGGTTGCGGCATTCGGCTGCAATCGGCGCGGCCTCTGCCTTCCAGTCGACCAACTTGGCGTGGTCGTCGTGAACGCCTTGTGCGCCCTTGATGTGCGCATCTGCGAAGGCTCGCCAAAGAATGTCAATCATCTTCATTGCTCCTGTTGTTGGTGCTCTGCTCATGAAGCCAGCCTTTCAGTGCCGCCCGGCATAATCCGACCGCAGCAGGGTCACTAGGGCTGCGCCTGTGCATTTCGTACAGGTTGATAATTTCGGATGCGGTCTTGTTGCCGGTCGAGGCTGAGGCTTGGATTGACCTGACCCACGGACGCAGGGTGTCGGCTAACGTCTCACCCATCACTCTCCTCCATCTGAGACTTGAGCCAGTTTGGTTCGTCACAAGGTCGCCAGTGGGTCGGTCCGAACCCGTCGTGCGGGTTCCACGTAAATGTTCCGCAGGGCGTCACCCAGAACCCGACCTCTTTGGGAAAGAGCAAGTTTCGAGCGATAGCGCTCCACCGCATTTGCGCGGTGTCTTGCGGCTCCCCGTCATGCATCCATGTCAGTTTGACAAGCCGACCGTCTTTGATTTCGTCGGTTATGGGACGCCAATCTCCCCGGCTCGCACCCGAGGTCGCGGAGCATTTGTCAGAACGTAAACTACTCATCTTCATTCTCCCGCCATCTGATCCTTGAGCCATTCGGAAACCGCCTCCTGCTCACTGGGTGAAAAGCCCCAAAGACCTTCGGGAACCTTCTCCATCAGCTCTTGGATGACTTGGTTACGGTATTCGGCTGCATCTTCATCGGGTGGTGGGGGAAGGGGTTGCCAGTGTGTGTAGAACCTCGCCATTTCTTTCGTCCCGCAGTCATACATAAAGTCCCGCACAATGTTCCCATCATGGGTATAGAATAGAACCACTTCGTCATACGGAGCTGTGCTAATGTCTCTCCAGCCTGTGTTTTGCTCAGTCATCGTTCAACTCCTCCAGTGCTTTGCGTAGCAGCTCTATCTCGTCGGATACTTGGCTGTACCCCACGTCATACGGGTCTGCCGCTGCTTGGTCGTACAGGTGCGGCAAGTCTTTCGCCGCCTCGGCCACCTTCAGCAGCTCGTCGCACCGGGCTTGGAGTGCTTTGTACTGCTCAGAGGGGTAATAGGTTGTCCAGACGCAAGCGGGCGCAAGCCTGTTCACAATATCAAGCTGTTCGTCGGTTATCTTTTGATTGCCAGAAAAACAAACTTCCTCTCCGGTTTCTTTGTCGATAAGCATTACGTCAAAGTCGCCGCCCTGGAATGTGCAAACAGAAATTTTAAGACGTGGGGTCATCGTTCAACTCCTCAATTGCTTTGGCGAGGGCGTCCAAATCTGCACCCAAACAAGGGCGCGCCCCGTCCACCGCGTTTTCCGCCGCCTCTGCCACTGCGACCAGCTTGGGCAGGTTGTTGACGGCTGCGACGATTAGGCGGGCGTTGGCTTGGCGTTGCTGTTTTTGGCGAACCACATCACCCGCCCGCTCGGGCCGTTCGCTTGTCATGGCGAATGGGTCGCCGTCCACAGTGGACACATTGCCGACAAGGCCAATGTCGAGTGGATCGCAGGCAAATGGTCCCGGCGTTGCCGCCTCAAGAGCCTGTTTCAGTTCTTCAACGGTCATGACTTCGGAATCTCCGTGCTGATACGCATCTGATCGGCTGGCACGCCGTGACGACGGAACCGTTCGAACTGTGTGCGATTGTTGACGATCAAGACGCCGCGCTGCGTGACGGTAAAAAGCGCCTTCTTCAGTTCTTCAATGGTCACAGCCCTTCTCCTTCTTCGAATTGCGACAGGTCAATGCAGGCGATGCGGGTGAATGTCGCGTGCCTGTCATCAATGTCTGCACTGGCGCGATTGGTGAATACTCCTGTGGCATACCCTTGATACACATTCACGAAACCAGACATGCGCTTGGGCTTGTGGATGAGGTCGAGGGGGCTTTTTTCGTCACGTAGATACCGACCGTCTGCACGCACGGAGATAAAGTCCCATTTGCCGTCACCATCCCTATACCGAAGGAATACACAATATTCCTGCCCTTCCACCACGTCGAGCACCTTGGCATCCCAGCCATTGCGCAGTTGCACGGCGTCTCCGAGTTTGAATTGAATGTTAGTCATTTGCTTGATCCTTCCAAGATGCAGCGCGAAGCCTAATGAACTCGATCAGCAGTGCATATTGCTTAGCAATCTGGCTGTCTCCGTGCGTTTTTTGAACGGCTTCCTCAAATTCTTCTAGGCTTCCTGAGAAACACCCGCGAGAAACCCAAACTCCGTCCTTGGATCGACATGCCGTGAGCGTGCCGTTTTCTGACCCAACCTTTGAAAACCAAAGGCACTCAGCATTGCCGTAGACCCAAGCATTGCCGTAGACCTGAGCATTGCCGTAGACCCAAGCATCGCCGTAGACCCAAGCATTGCCGTAGACCTGAGCATTGCCGTAGACCCAAGCATCGCCGTAGACCTGAGCATTGCCGTAGACCTGAGCATTGCCGTAGACCTGAGCATTGCCGGAGACCCAAGCATTGCCGTAGACCCAAGCATCGCCGGAGACCCAAGCATCGCCGTAGACCTGAGCATTGCCGTAGACCTGAGCATTGCCGGAGACCCAAGCATTGCCGTAGACCTGAGCATCGCCGTAGACCTGAGCATTGCCGTAGACCTGAGCATTGCCGGAGACCCAAGCATTGCCGTAGACCTGAGCATCGCCGGAGACCTGAGCATTGCCGTAGACCTGAGCATTGCCGGAGACCCAAGCATCGCCTTCTTGGGAAAGGTTTTTCTCGCTCTCGATCCAGCCTCCTACATCGCCCGCCGCCACGCCGATTGCGTCGATGGGCACGACTGCCCGGATCTGGTGGAGCGTGCGGCCAAAGGCTGTTTTTGTCTCGCCGGTAAATTCGTATTTTTTGTCACGGCTCATTTGCTCGCTCCTTTCTGAGCAATCGGCAGATCATCAAAGCATGGGCCATCCATCACCGGATCACCGCATCCGCCCGTTGAGAAGTCAGGGCAACATTCTGCGCAGGTCGGGTTTGCGTCATTCAGGCGCGTGTCATATCCCGTCCAGCGCAGCTCTGCCGTGTCAGTCCCGCACCAAGTGCATTCCAGGCGCTCGCTCATTTTCTCCGCTCCTTCTCTAGTTCTTTCAGTTTCAGTTCAACCTGGTGAAGCCGGTTCAGCTCCACGGCAAGCCAGGCGGCACCGAAGGCCGAGGTGATGCTGATCCAATCGCCGTTGGCGCTTTCGATGCTGTGCCCGTAGGCGTCGTCCTTTACTGTCCAGAGCTTTGGCATTCGCCTTCCCCAATTCCAAAGCCAGCGCGCAAACGCTTCCAGTTGTCCTCGTCGACGGCGAAGCCCTTGCCCCATACCGTCTCGATCGTGATGCCAAACGGGCGTAACTTCTGACGCGCCTTGGAGATAAACACCTTGATGATTTCGTTATAGGGTTCATCCCCTGCGCGGTCGGAATAAAGGGCATGCATGATCGCCGAGTAGGTCACGGTCTGGTTTACTGCCAGCAGGCGAACGATTGTCTCCTGGCTCTCGGTCAGGTTCCATTCGACTGGGGCGCTCTGCGTTTCCGCGGTCAGCTCTTGCACGTATTGCTGCAGGGCCAGGAACTCGTCGCGAAACTTGCGAAGAATTTCCCTCGAAGGCTCGTGAGCGTGCAGTTCGATCGCGCTGTCCAGGATGGCGTCAGACATTAGGCACCTCCCTCCAGCCGATCACCTCGGGCTTGATGGGCTTGCGAAACTTCTTCGTGCACACCTTTCCGTCGATCACGACGCAATGGGAGCCGAAGTCGAAGAAACCAAATTCATCCTTGGCGCGCACCAGAAACGGTCGGTCGGTGGGCGGCGGGCCTATCTCTAGGGGTGTAATTGATACAGTCATGGTTAGCTCCAATTGATTGACGTCATATCAACAGATGAGTGTTGGCCTGTCAAGCTGGTGTGTGATAATATCAAGCATGTTTTTTGGGAGAGCGCTTTATGTTCTTGTTTTTGTGGACTGTTCTTGTCGTGTACCTAACGCCGGTCGCTTTGGATGCCTTGAGCCGCTGGTTCGACCGCGAGCGTTATGAATTTTCCGCGTGGTCCTGGCCTTGGGTGGCTGGGCTGGAGATTTATCACCGGCTTGACCAATAATGTGCCGCCCTGGCTTGCAGGTTTATCCCATGTCTCAAAAGAAAATATCCCCAAGCCTGCTCAAGCACGATTGGCATGACGAAAAAATTCCTTGGCGGGAAGATCACCTGCAGATGGCTGCGGTCCAGTACCTTCGCCGCGAGCGGATCTTGTTTCGTGTCGGCCTGGAGGGCGCAAAGCGCAAACCTTCCGAAGCTGGCAAACTGAAAGCGCTGGGGCTTGAGTCCGGGCCGCCTGACATTGACATGTACTTTGATGGCGGCCGCACTGCCCATGTCGAATTGAAGCGGGCTGGCGGGCGCGTGAGCGAGAAACAAGCGCAGTACCACGACGAATTAAGGCGCCTTGGTCATGACGTGTACGTTGTCAAAGCCAAGACGCCTGCTGAGTGCGTGGAGCGGATCGAGAGTATCGTCGCGGAATACGAGGGCTAGGCCTAGCTGGCCCAAAGCCAGAGCACGTAGGCCAGTACCACGACCGCGAATAGCAGGTTGTAATAGTTTGGGCGTTTCAAGGGCTTTCCTCCTCCCAAATCTCGGTCTCTCCTGGCTCCACATAGCCGGTCTGGCGGCCGCCTATCACTAGGACCGGGAAGTCATACTTTGACGCTTCCCGGCCTGCTTGCGTTGCTGTCAGTGCCGGTATCTCGAATTCGTGTTCGACCTCGATCAGCACGCGCTTTTTAATGAGATAGGTCGTCACCTTCCGAGCCTCTGTGCTAGTCGTTCGCTGTGCGGCAGGGCGTTCAAGGCGTCCGCCTCTTGCTGGGTCCAAGGCGGTCCCTGGTCGAGGCTCTGACGCAGTTCCATCAAAGCGTTGACCATTTCGTCTACCGCTTTCGCGGCGTCGTGGCGCGTCTCTGCGTGCTCGATGTATTGGCCATTGAGCCAAACACCTTCCTGTTTCCATTCAGCTTCCATTGAAGCCTCCCAAGATTGCGACTGTGACAAAGAAGGCGATCGCGGCCTGTGTTGCTTCCGCGAGGCGCTGGCGAAAAGTCATTCGTCACCTTCCCTTGTCGGGGGAATGACAACATCTTCGACCAGGTGAACCGTGAGCCAGAACAGCTCGTTGGTTGTCTTGTCTTCAAATTGGACTGTGTAGGTCATGTTACTCCTCCAAGGTCAGGCGATAACGCTTGCCGTCAATCTTAACCGTTTTGCCGTCGCAATCGCTGCGCGGCTCGTCGGTTTTGAACGGGTCAAATCCAAAAACTTCCTTGAACACGTGCGGGTCAAAATTCGGGAGCTTTTTTGTCAGCTCGCGATCATCTTCCGCGGCATTTTCCCAAGCGTCAACAAAAGCGGCCTTCAGGGACGAATACGCCTTTAGATATCCGCCTGTCGTCACGTATGACGGATTCGCCTCTTTTTCCTTGTCGGTCATATCGGCCTCGCGCACCCACTTTGTAAGCGCACAGCACATCCATTGCGGCTTGTCTGCGTTTTGCCATTCTTCGCGCGAGCACGGTTTATTGAAAACCAAGATTTCGCTAGGCGTGACGCTGTTGCAATAGCCGGTGTTGCGGTCGCCGGTGTTGTAGTCGCCGGTGTTCCAGCCGCCGGTGTTCCAGTTGCCGGTGTTGCGGTCGCCGGTGTTGCGGTCGCCGGTGTTGTAGTCGCCGGTGTTCCAGTCGCCGGTGTTGTAGTTGCCGGTGTTGCGGTTGCCGGTGTTGCGGTTGCCGGTGTTGCGGTCGCCGGTGTTGTAGTTGCCGGTGTTGCGGTTGCCGGTGTTGTAGTTGCCGGTGTTTGTGCCTTTTTTCATGGATCTACTCCTCGTTGTTAAAATGCCAGCTTGCCTGAATTAGGTCTAACATGCAAAACCCGCTGCCCCGACCGTCGCACACATTCGGGCCGATTGGCGCCACCGCTGGCAGGCGCCTGAAAGGAGGGGGCGGGTGTTCTATTGGTCGACTTCCTGCAGCATTGCAGCGAACGCCGCGTCAAAGTCTTGCGGGTCCATATAGTCGGCCTGGATCGGCCCACCCTGGGCCTCTTTGCGGTAGAGTACCGCATCGCGGTTATAAATTTGCGCGGTGCGCTCGCACTCTTTGTGGCATGGGTAGCCCTGGCCGCGCGCATAAAGCCGGTTGTTCAGGTCGTAGACGCGGAATTCGAACAGGCCGCTGGGGTCTTTGCGTCGCGTCCACATTATGCTGCTTGCCCCTGTGTTAGTGCCTCACGCGCTGCGATTTCGGCCTCCTCTGGGCTCGCGTACACGGCGCGGGACGTTTGGCAAATATGGCCATCTGCGTTGACAATTTGGAAGTGCCATCGCCCGGCGCTTGGGCTGAATTCGCCCGGCTTGCATCGGTCCTGTATCAACTCATATGTCCGGCTCATAGTTCCTGTCCCCTTGCTTTCGCGATTGCTGCGCGGGCCTTGTCCTCCCATGTGCCATCGGTAGCCACAAGCGCCAGCTCCAGCGCTTCCAGCAGGTCCGGGGCGGCGGCGATCAAGCGCGCGTTTGCTTCGTGGTTCACGGCGCCGTCCCAACTGTCCATCGTGGCCAGCCAGTAGTTTTGCGGGACGGCGCGTAGGGTCTTCGTGCTTTCTTCAAAGCGCCAAGGGCCTGGGGTGTGTTGGTCGGTCATTTCGCGGGCTCCATGTTCATGCCGGTTTCTGCCAGCATTGCGCGGAATTCGTTCAGGAGAGCGGGCAGGCGCGCAGTCAGGGCGGTTTCGCTCAAGAGCTGTGCCTCGGTTGCGTCCGGCCAGCACGCGGACTTTCGCGCGTGGTCAAGTTCGCCCTGGCGAGCCCAATACGTCGTGTTGGCGATATAGTGCAGCGGGCCGGTGTCGTCGAGCAGATGGAACCGCAAGAGCGGGGCCAGCTCGGGGAAGTGCTCGCGGATCTCGTCATGCAGGCATCCGCACGCGTCGACCTTGCGGCCGCGCCTGATTTCCGCGGTAACGGCGAATGATGCGTGCTTTTTGCCGCCATAGCGCGAATAGCGGACATAGACTTGCATGCGCTCGCCGTCGCCGATCTGGCGAAAGTCGCTTGTCCAGTAGGTGCCAGATCCATCGGCATTGGCCGGGCTGAGTGTGCCTAGGACGCCGTTGACTTCGTGTTTCGGCATGTCAGATTCCTTTTTTTCGTTGCTGCTGGCCAGTCCAGCGGGAAGGGGCATAGCGCGGGGCCATGCCCTAACCGGCGGGGCTAGAGCGTTACGCCTGGGCGCAAGTTTCCGGTGCGCGCGTCAATCCAGTTTTGCTTGGTGGCGCAATCTAGGCAGATATGCGTGCCGACTCCGGTCGGGTGTTTCTGCCCGGTCCTGGCGTCGATTCCTTCCACGAATACCGGCGCAAGAAAAGCGGCGCTGTTTTTCGCGTTGCACTTGCGGCAATAGGTGTCGGGGTGGTTAAACCAATCGGACGCGGCGCGCACTAGCTTTTTTGTATAGGGTTCCATCGTTACGCCTCCACGTTTTCAATCGTGCAAACGCCGGCGCGGTTCCCGTTGATATCACGGAGCGGCGTTTCGTCGGTGGCCATGCCAGCCTCAATCAAGTCGGCCTGGGCGCGCAAGATGCGCGCGATTTCGGTTGCGGGCGTGTCTTCAAAAGCGGCGTTGCCGGTTTCGAGGGTCAAGGTGAGTACTTCCATGTCATTGCTCCTCTGTTGTCCTCACATCAGCACGTTGTTGATCGGGTGTCAACGGGGGGTTTGTGTTTTTGTTCGTTTTTATGCACCCCCTCCCCCTGAAGCCCATACCCACAAGGGAGGGAGGGGTGAGGGGTAGGCGAGCGGGGTGTCTATTAATTCTGGAGATAATATCTAGTATAAACCCCAGCCTAAGTGCTTGAATCTGGGCTTTTTTCCAAAATACCACGGAAAACAGGGTTAGAGAGAGATATACCCCCACCCCCACATCAAAGCAGAAGAATGGTGGCGGGAGGGGGAGAGAGAGGGAGAGAGAGAGTGAATAGTATTAGAAAATATATCTCTTTAATATATCTACTCTCTTGTTTCTACTACTCTTTTTGCCTCCCAATTTTTGCCAAAACGCTTGGTATTAATTGGGCATTAATTGGAGCGCTTGACTGTGCGCGCATTGGTGGTGTATTTATGTGGTTCTTCAGCTATGAGGTTATTGAATGTTTGAGATAGAGAAAGGGCATGACGTGCCCGACAATAAGCCAGCGGTCGGTCCTGGTTCGCTGCGGTATCCGTTCAAGGAGATGGTGCCGGGCGATTCGTTTCTTGTGACTGACACCAAAACTTTCGGCAACGTGCGCTGTTCTGTGAATCAGTACGCCAAGCGCCACAAGATTAATTTGTTTGCTCGTTCGACTGATGAGGGCTTGCGGGTTTATCGTGGGGAGGATGATTGATGTCTTTTGTTCGTGATGATTTGGACGGGCTGTCTTATGAGCAGGTTTGTGAGCTGGCTGATGAGCTGGCCGGAGCTGGGAGCGAGGTGGATGCAAGCGAGCGGCGTGAGTTCGATGCTTATTGCCGGGAGGTTGGTGCGCTTCGGGCTCGCCTTCGCCCTGCTCCGGTAACGGTGGAAACAGAAGCGCCGAGGCGCGGTGATCACTGGCCCAAGGAAATTGGAGCCCGCCGCGAACGCAAAAAAATAGCGCTACAGAATCTCGCCACGGAGCAAGCCGACGAGCGCGCTCGCTTGGAGCAGGTGCGCAAAGACGCCTACAAGAGAGCTGATCGCGAGTTCAAAGCTGCGCTGCATGAGATTGAACAAGCGCGCGATGACGCACACGGACAAGCCGACCGTCAGCTTGAAGACGGGCTGCGCGGGCTCGATAAGCGCGTATCCGAGGTTGAGATTGAGCATGACACGCTGATTTTGCAGGCGAAGGAGGCGGAGCTCAGAAGTATGTGATCGCCTGTTGACTTCGGGTCAACGGTGTGTATGGTGGGCGGTGTTGAAGTAAGGAGCAACGATATGAACAAGTTTATGAACGCCCTTCGCGAGGCCAGCCTGGCCCTGGTTCTGTTTTTTATCGCTTGGGCGCTTCTGTCCATTCCGTATGGGGGTTGATATGACTTTTGACCAAGCGCAAGTCGGGCACTGGGTGAATTACACGACGGGCGCGGGCTCGATCTATACCAAGCGCATCAAGCGCAAGGATGATCGGTTCCTGTACGTCGACGGTTCGCCGCCGTTTAGTCGATACGCGATTGACCTGGCGCGCACTGCCTCTGTGTCTGTGGGCTCGTACTACTCGCCGGAGTAACCCTTTCTCTTTCCCCTAAACTCGCCCTGGCTTCGGCTGGGGCTTTTTTTTGGGCTGTACGCCGCGTGAGAGCTCGCTGAGAGCCGTTTGGTGCGTTTTGGGTGTTTGGGTAGCTGGCGAGCTGTTTGGCTCTGTACGGGCTTGTATGGCGGTTTTGCGGGTGATTGATCCTTGGCTGCGGTTGGTGTATGGTGTGCCTTGTCTGAAAAACAATCCTGAGAGATTCATAATGCCGCGCGGTGGTAAGAGAGAAGGCGCTGGGCGGCCCAAGGGCACGCCGAACAAGGTTACGCAAGACATGCGGGAGCTGGTCCGTCAGTCGCTTGATGCTGTGGGTGGCATTGAATGGCTGCAGAAGCTGGCAAGCGAGGAGCCTCGCGCCTATGCGCAGCTTGTGGCAAAGATTATCCCTGCTGAGATCAAGGCGACGATTGACGCAAGTCCGGAGATGCTGGCCAGCCTGGAGGCTGGGCGCAAGCGCGCGTCCGATCGGGCCAAGCCTGAGAGCTAGATATTGGAATACGTGAGATCGTTAGCCTGCGGGCGCGGCCATCTGCAAAGATGTGAACCACGTTAGAGGCCCGGCAGCTGCGCGCGACTGCCGGGCTTTGCTTTTGCGGCTAGACAAATAAAAGCCCCGGCGCGGTGGCCGGGGCTCTGGTGGTTGAATGCAGCGCACTTGTGTTGTATTTATGCCGCATGTTTGACGCGCGCCCTAATCCTGATATCGAACTGGCCAATGCTGTGGCCGAATACTATGACGATCCCCTGGGCTTCGTCCTGTTCGCGTTTCCGTGGGGCCAGCCTGGGACGCCGTTGGCATCGATCAAGGGGCCAAGGCGGTGGCAATGGGAGTTCCTCGAATGGCTGGGCGAGGAGATACGCGGGCGCGGGTTCGATGGCGTCGATGCGGTCGAGCCTATCCAGCGTGCTACGTCTAGCGGTCACGGCATCGGCAAGTCCGCCCTGGTCGCAATGCTGCTCAACTTCATTATGTCGACGCGTCCGCACTGCAAGGGCGTGGTGACTGCGAACACGTCGGACCAGCTGCGGACTAAAACCTGGGGCGAGCTGGGCAAGTGGCTGCGCATGAGCGTGACGGCGCACTGGTTCGACTTTAACACCGGCAAGGGCAATCTCTCGCTAGTGAGCAAGAGTCACCCCGAGACATGGCGCGTGGATGCGCAAACATGCCGTGAGGAGAATTCGGAAAGCTTCGCCGGGCTGCACGCTGCGAACTCCACGCCGTTCTATATCTTCGACGAGGCGTCGGCGGTGCCTGACAAGATCTGGGAAGTCTCTGACGGTGGCCTGACTGACGGGGAGCCTATGCGCTTCGTGTTCGGCAACCCGACGCGGAACTCTGGGCGTTTCTTCGAGTGCTTCAACCGCCAGCGGCATCGTTGGGCGAACGTGCAGATTGATTCTCGGAGCGTGCAGGGCACGAATAAGAAACTACTGGGCCAGATGATAGAGGACTGGGGCGAGGATTCGGACTATTGCCGCGTGCGTGTCCGGGGTCTGTTTCCCAGCGCGGGCGATTTGCAATTCATTCCAACAAGCGACGTAGAAGCGGCCATTGCTCGCGATACGCCTAACCCGGTCGACTGGTCTGCGCCTGTTATTCTGGGCGTGGATGTGGCGCGCTATGGCGACGACAACACGGTAATCCAGCCGCGCATCGGGCGCGATGCGAAGTCATTCCCGGCTAAGGTTTACCCAAAGCAATCCACAATGGACACGGTACACCGGGTGATCGAATACATGGACGAATTCCGCACACTCGGCCATGCGGTCGACGCGGTTGTCGTGGATGGCGTGGGCGTAGGCGGCGGCGTGGTCGATAGGCTGCGAGAGCTGGGCTACCCTGTCCACGACGTCAACGGTGGCGGGCAAGCCACGCGCTCGGACAAGTACCGCAACAAGAACGCTGAAATGTGGGCTGGCATGAAAGCGATGATCGCTGACGGCCTATGCCTGCCGGATGATCGCGACCTGGTGGCGGATCTTACGGGCCGCGAATACGGGTTCACGGAAAAACACCAGCTCCAGCTAGAGAAGAAAGACGACATGAAGAAGCGCGGGCTGTCGTCTCCTGACCGGGCCGACGCCCTGGCTCTGACGTTCGCGGTTCCGATCAGCAAGACATACCGCGATGACATGCACAACCGCGCGAGCGTCGAAACCGAATATGACCCGTTTGCTTGAGGTCACAACAGCGCTGTGATATATTCGCCACATGTGGAAGCTCCTAATCATATTCTTCGTCAACGGCGAGATGGTCGAGCGGCCTGAAGTGTTCACCGACTTTGAGGCGTGCTCTCTGTTCGCAACGCAGCTGGTCGAGGAGCGAGGCGAGCCGCCGGTCGGGTTTGGCCTTGCATGCGTTCGTGTTCCTGAGCCGGAGAGCCACGACGCCTAACCGCTGTTGCAGCGACGCCACACTTGTGATATCAAAGCAACTTGATATTGCTATGAGGCCACACCGCATGTGCTCCAGCCAAATGCCCGCGCCACCTCCACCGCCGACTATCCCCGAGCCGCCCAAGGCTCCGGGCGCTGATGCGTCTGTAGAGCAGCAGGCGCGTTCTCGCCAGCGTTCTCGCTCTGGTCGCCGTGGCACGATCCTGACGCAAAGCAATCAGCTAGGCGGCGGAAACAAGACGGGAGCTACGTTGCTCGGTGGCGGATAACCCGAAACATACGACACCTTGGCGCCGCCGCCTGTCCGCACTCAAGACTGAGCGGACCGACTTTGAGCCGCACTGGGAAGACATCGCGGACTACATCGCGCCTGCGAAGCTGCGCTTGTTCACGTCTGACAGGAACGACGGCGGCAAGAAGTATGGCAAGATTGTCGACGAAACCGCGCTCCTCGCCCGGCGTGACTTTGTGTCCGGGATGATGGCGGGCCTGACTTCCCCAGCGCGGCCGTGGTTCAAGCTCGGCACCAATGATAAGGACCTGAACGAATTCAAGGCGGTCAAGGAATGGCTTGAAACCGTCGAGCGCCGCATGATGCTGGCTTTCTCCAAGTCCAATCTCTATCAAGCGCTGCCGAATGTTTACGACGACGTGGGCACGTTTGGCACTGCGGCAATGGGCGTGAATCACCGGCCCGAGACGATGATCTGGTGTCGCCCGTTCAATCTGGGTGAATACTGGGTTGCCACGAATGAGTGGGGCCTGGTCGACACGTTCTATCGCCGCACGACCATGACCGTCGGCCAGCTGGTCAAGAAGTTCGGCCGGGACAATGTAAGCCGCACGGTCGGCAATATGTGGGATTGTGGCGACGCTGACGAGGCCATTCCTGTCATTCAGGCGATTGAGCCCAATGACGGCCGGATTCGCGGATACAAGGATGCGCAGAACATGCCATTCCGGTCCGTGTGGTTCGAGGAGGGCGAGAGCGGCGGGGCATTCTTGGAGCAACGAGGCTTCGAGGAATTCCCGATCATGGCGCCGCGCTGGTATGCGGCGCAAACGGACAGCTACGGCGTGGACTGCCCCGGCATGTTGGCCCTGGGCGGCACGAAACAACTGCAACACGAGCAGCGCCGCAAGGCCGAGGCGATCGACAAGATGGTCAAGCCGCCGATGGTTGCGCCGTCTGCCATGCAAAAGCGCCCGGTCAATCTGATTCCGGGCGGCATGACGTTTGTGGACGAGGTAACGGGCGGGACGCAATTGCGCCCGGCTTACGCTGTTGATCCGCGCATTGGCGACCTGAAAGAGGATATTCGCGAAGTCCAGCAGCGCATCAAGGAAAGCTATTTCGTCGACCTGTTCCGCGCCATCTCCATGCTTGACCGGCGCGAGATTACGGCGCGCGAGATCCAAGAGCGGCACGAGGAGAAGCTCCTCATGCTTGGCCCGACGCTGCAGCGCATGCAGTCCGAGCTGTTTGACCCGCTGATCGACCGCACGTTCTCGATCATGACGCGCCCGGAAGTCGATGTTCTGCCGCCACCACCCGAGGAGATCCAAGGGATGGAGCTGCGCGTGGAGTATGTGTCCATGCTGGCCCAAGCCCAGCAGAGCGTGGGCGTCAACGCTATCGAGCGCACGGTCGGCTTCGCGGGCAACCTGGCTGCGGTGAACCCTGCCGTTCTGGACAAGATTGATTTCGACCAGGCCGTCGACGAGTACGCTTCCATTCAGGGCGTTCCGCAATCTCTGGTGCGCTCTGACGAGGACGTCGAGGCGCTGCGGGCTTCGCGTGCGCAACAGGAGCAGGCGCAGCAGGCGATGGCTATGGCTCAACCGGCTGTCCAGTCCGCCAAAGTTTTGAGCGAAACCAAGGTCACGGACGGCGGCACGGCGCTGGATAGACTGCTGGGAGGCGTCTAGTGAAAAGCGATGACGGGCATAGCCAATACATGCACGACCTGGAAGACGTGCTGAAAACTCAATACGGCCGACGTTTACTGTGGCATATCATCAACAAGTGTGGTATTTACGCAACGACGTTTAGTAACAACAACAGTATTACGTGCTATCGAGAAGGTGCTCGTGCTGTTGGCCTGGCACTGGCGCGGGACGCACAAGGCGTGCCGGAATTGTATTTCAAAATGCTGGAGGAGTGCTCCGGCTTGCAGGATTACAGAATAGCCAACGCTGCTGGCAAGATGGACGAAAAAGGAATTTTTGAAGATGAGTGACGAAACCGAACTGGCCGCTACCGAAACAACCGACGCGGATGCTGGTGACATCACTGAAACCGTAGAGGCGAACTCCACCGAGCCGACCTCAACGGTTCTCACCGAGGGCGACGACGCGCCGTCCGAAGGTGAGGAAATCGCAGCTGACGAGCCCCAAAGCGCCCCGGAGTCTTATTCCGACTTCGAGATGCCGGAAGGCTTTGACGTTGACACAGCCGCTCTTGAGGCGGCCACGCCAATCTTCAAGGAGCTGAACCTCGATCAAGGGCAGGCGCAGAAACTCGTTTCTGCTTATGCTGAGATGGCGGGGAAGCAAGCTGAGGCAATGGCAGAAAGCCACACCGCGCAGGTGGAGACTTGGACTGCAGAGACGCAAAAAGCCATGTCGCAAGAAGACATTGGTGTCGCTATTGCAGGTCTCAAGCGCTTCGACGCTGACGGTGAGGTTGCAAACGTGTTGAACTCGACTGGTCTGGGGTCTCACCCAGCCGTGGTTGCGTTCTTCAAGCGCGTCGGTGAGAGCACGTCCGAGGACAGTTTCGATGGCAAGCCTGCGGGCAAAATCGATCGGTCCATTGAAGACAAGCTCTATGGAAATCGCGGCCAGTAACGGAGGACCTAACTCATGGCCACTCTCTCTAATACGTACCTCGATCTTGTCGACATCTACCGTCGCCAAGATCCCGATGGTTCCGTTGCGGACATCATCGAAGTTCTCATGCAAGAGAACGAAGTCGTTCGCCACGCCGTTGCGCGTGAGTGTAACGATGGCACCAAGCATCGCCACGCCATTCGCACGGGCCTTCCGTCCGTGTCTTGGGGTAAGCTCTACAAGGGCGTTGCTCAGTCCAAGTCCAACACCCAGCAGATCGAGGATGTAACGGGCTTCGTGGAGGCTTCCTCTCAGGTGGACACCCGCCTGCTTGAGCTGGCTGGCAACAACGGCAACGCTCTGCGCCTGTCCGAAGCCAAGCCGTTCATGGAAGCCATGAACCAGGAAATTGCTTCTGGTATCTTCTACCACGACCAGAAAACCGACCCGGAGAAGTTCACGGGCCTCGCGGCGCGTTACGGCTCCCTCGGCGGCGGTGGCGCGGGCAACCAGATTGTCGACGCTGGCGGCGCTGGTTCCGACAACACCTCCATCTGGATGGTGACGTGGGGCGAAGACACTTGTGGTCTGCTGTACCCGGAAGGCACTCAGGCAGGCGTCAAGCACGACGACAAGGGTGAGCAGCGCGTTACCGACGCCGACGGCAATCCGTACTACGTTATGGAAGACTGCTGGCGCTGGAACATTGGCCTGTACGTCAAAGACTGGCGCTACAACGCCCGCGTCGCCAACATCGACGTGAGCAACCTGCAGGCCGACCCGACCGACATCGACGGCTCTGGCAACGACTTGTACCACTTCCTGCGCAAGGCTTACTACAAGCTGCAGAAGCGTCGTCCGATCACGGGCGAGAACAAGGGCGGCACGGTCATGTACTGTAACCGCGACGTTCTGGAAGCTCTCGACGCACTGGGTTCCAACGGTGGCGCTTCGGATAACTTTATCCGTCTGAAGCCGATGGAAATTCAGGGCCAAGAGGTCATGTCTTATCGCGGTATCCCGATCTATGAGACGGATGCGCTGCTCAACACCGAAGCCCGCGTAGTCTAAGGAGGGACACGATAATGGCTATTTTCTCTGAAAACCTGCTGCTCTCCGACGATCAGGCAGTCACGGCTTCCGCCGCGTCTACCAATCTGATCGACCTGGGCGCCATGGGCACCGTCTACGGTGCCGCCGCAGCTCTGGAGCGTGATCTGGGCCGCGGTGCTCCGATCAGCTTCCTGATCCAAGCCACCGAGGCAGCCACCGCTGCTGGTGCGGCTACGGTTCAGTTCGCGATCGAAGTCGACGACAACGATTCGTTCGCCTCTGCCAAAGTCGTGGCTCAGTCCGCGGCTGTCGGCAAGGCTGATCTGGTCGCTGGCTGGCAATGGAACGTTCAGTACCTCCCGAAAGGTATCGACGAGCGTTACATGCGTGTCTACTACACCGTGGCCACTGGTCCGCTGACCGCGGGCAAGTTCACGGCTGGCATCACGATGGGCAACCAGGATGACCGTTAAGGTCAAAGCCAAGGCGCGGGGCTTCTACGGGAAGCTTCGCGAGCCCGGTGAGGAGTTTGTGGTCCAGTCCAAGGACGAAATCGGTTCTTGGATGGAAGGCCCCAAAGCTCCGCGTGGCGAAAAAGCCGCGCCGAAAAAAGACTAATGAGTAGGGGGCTCCGGCCCCCTGCTTTCCCCTAACACGGCCGGAGGACAGGCATGTCTTTTGTTTTGGGCTCCAACGCCCTGACCGACTGGATCTACGCTAAGGGCGGCCCCAATACGGACGGGTCGGTGCGTGTGCGCTACGGGG